TAATGTCACCCATTGCACCTGCTATTGCACCGAGAATATAATTTCCTTCAAACCCACAGAACAGACTCGTGATAAACGAAGCGAGTTTCAACAACTGCTGTACTATGCCAAGGGGTATGACGCTAGTAAGAGCACTCATCAATCCATTAACCATAGTCTCTAACTGCTTGGCTAGGATATTCTTTAGTGCACTCATAACACCACTGATGGCATTTGATACCATCTCACTTATGCCAGCAAGACCTTTATCTAGTACATCATTTCTAAGTTTCTTACCAGTTATGATAGAAATGAGATTACCAGCGGGGTCTTTGGCAATAGAACCCGATAACTGTCCAAATTCGTTAAGCATCCTTGTGAGATCCTTTTCGAATCCTACACCTCCAGGACCAGACAATCCATCTGCGACACCTTGAGCGTCAGCAGGGATTTTCATTGGGTTCGTGTATACGTTGCCAGGAGCATCTTGTGCTGCTTTAGGAATGATACCTCGTGACTTCTCTTCTCCTCCGAACTCATCCCCTGGTGTATCACCAGCGACAATGACAAATGAGTTTCCTCCGTGTGAGACCTCACCTTGATAGGTCTTAGACTGTGGTGACATCTCGTCATCTGACACTGCTTTCGTAGAATCAGCTACAGATGTTGCTCCTATTTTTTGCTCTGTACTTGGAACACCGTCTGGAGATTTTGAATCAGAAAGATTCTTAAATCCACGAATGTTACCCATAACTACGGGTAACTGTGCCTCTTCACCGTCTAGGAAGAAACCGAGAACCTGTGCACCGACCTGAAGTTCACACTTCGCTCCAGTGTTCTTAATACCTGCTTGGTTGGTAGGCAACATAGTAATTGCCCAAGGTAAGTCCTCAGTAGGAACTTCCTTTGTATACGCTTGTTTGGCACCAGTACCAGTGTACCAACCGATTATACGGACTTTGGTACGACCAATTTTCTGAGGATCCTCGATATCTTCGACTTCGCCGACCCACCAAGTGAAGCCGTCGCGTCCCATTACATCAGATTTTCCTATTGCGTCAAGTGTTGCTGGCATTTATGCGTATGAAATCCACCCTGTTACTATATATTTATCCTCTTTAGGTGCAGGAACACCGTGATGCACGTGTGTCCAATCGCAAGGCCATAATAAGGTAACACCTTTCTCTGGTTTAACTGCAAGATCTTGATGCACCCATTGAGTCTCACCTCCTTCTTCTACATTGTTTAGATATGTCATCCAAACAAGATGCCTAAAGGATGTTGTCTTATTAGAAGAACACCTTTCGGTATGAGGTTGGGTGAATGCTTCACCAGGTTTGTAATGTTGAATATTGAATGGTTCAATAATCTCTAACTCAGACATAGATGCCCAAGGATACTGTTCTACGTATAGGGTAATAGCACCCTGAACAGCATCCAGATACTTGGTAATCCTCTTATCCTTAATAAAGGATGGGACTGCCATATCAGTAGATTGTTTCAGAACCTTATCAGTACCGTGATTAGTTTCTCCTGGAACTTTGTCCAAGTAATCACATTCATTGTAAAATTCTAAAACACCGTCACATATATCTGCATCTATGGTTCCTCCTGCTATAAAGGATTGCACCACTCTATTAGGTGTTTCACTCATAATTTAATTGTTCCAGTGACGAATTACCCCTGCTGTAATAAAGCAGTTAGTTATAAGATATGTAGCAAAGATGAGAGTCCTCATAATTGCTACAATATTGTCGTATCGTTTAGTTGCCTCATCACTAAAAGAACCCAGAGTATACTTCCAGATTCTCCATAATCTTCTAATCGTCATACACTAGGCATTCTGGTTCGTCTGGATGTTGATCACAGAATAGTTCAATGCAGTTAGGATCGTGATGATCTCCTGCTTTTATTTCTTCCTCGTGATGCTCATAATACTCTTCTAAATCGTGTAACTCCTCCTTAGTATGCCTACGCATCTGAGGATTTGTCTGAGGATCTGCGAGGATCTCTTTATCTTTTTGGATATGTTGCTCTATAGTTTCCATAATTCTTTAACTAGGAGTAGTGATACTGTCTTTGGATAGGTTGAGTATAGTTGTTACACCTTCAGGTGTATACTCGTGAGTTAGACCAGTGATCAGATATAGACCAGAGTATACTGGATCTTCCATTGTCCTTTCTTCGCTCTTTGTCGAAGCAGGTATTTTAAGTTGGATGATCTGACCTACAAATAATCCTACATTACCTGGTACTGTGATGTCAAGGCTTATTGCTTTCAGTAACTGCCATCGACTGAAACTGTAAGCAGATGCCCATACTGTATCATAATCCATATTACCCGCACTACCTGTAGAATCGGAAGCGTGAGCTGAATTTTTCATTCCAGGTAATGCACGTATTTTTGTACGTGATGGTCTGGTTTCATCAAAGTATATATCTGGGACTTTAGGATATGGGAACTGATCATTCAGTAGACCACCTGCTTTGTTTGCAACTCCAAACACTTTATCCAGTCCCATATGCATTGGTGGTTCTATTGAACCAGAAGCACTTTTCTGATCACCAGGTGAATCTGAATCTGATTCGGAAGATCCTTCTTCAGGTAGATTACCACTTGTTAGTGATGGTGCTTTGATACCAATTACAGTGTTACTGTAAGTACCAGATCTTAATTTCTCCAGATGATTACCTCTATCTGGGAAGATAATTTGTTCTATTTTAAAGGCATTGAAGGTAGATTCACCAACGTTTGCCTGTTCATAGGTATACTTGACTGGTTTTGCTTTAGTAGGGTTCCTATCAGAACATAACCAATCAATAGTATGGAAATAATATCCCTTACTATTCTCAAAGAACATATAACCAGCAGTATTAGTAACAGAACTCACTATTTTATCTGAAATATACCCGATACAATCATATGGTCTCCAAGTCGTTGCAATAAAATTAAAATTACCCTTAGATGGTTCGTAAGAATATTCCTTACCAGCAGACATTAATTTCTCATCCACTAGAGTCTTAACGTGAGCTGATCCTATATTGCCTTTAAACGACTTGAAGACTTTATTGGTTTCATTATTAATAGTCTCTGGTGATACAGTGAATATCATATATGCCACTGCTCTTTCAGACTTAATTATGTTACCAATTTTAAAAATTCTTTGCTCTATCTCTAACGATGCACCTGGAGCAGAGTCTGTTTCGATAGTCAACTGTATAAGTTCATTACCACTCAAACTACTGATAAGATCTACAGTGTCATAGATTGCAATCTCCATCCTAACTGATGGTGAATCAATAGACTCAATATAGTTCCAACCAGAACATACTTTACGCAAATCGATTAAAGCACCGTCAGCAATCTCGGCTTCATCTACCTTCTGCTTAGGATCATACTTATCAGCAGCAACAAGGTTAAACCTAGTAATCTTATAGCCTTTCGGTTGTACGGGTAATTCGCTCATAAGAAGTTACTTACTGGGTTATTAGATTCAGCAGATCTACCAAACCTACTGACTAGGAATTGTGCTGCTGGATTACGTGGAACATCCTGAATGATAGGTGTTTCAGGACCACCACCTATATCACCAGTCTGGGATGGTGGAGCTTTAATTGCTTGTGCAACCATTGCTTCAATAGCACCATCTAGTGCACCACCTGTTGCTTCATTAGCAGCCTCCTTAACCTTAGTAAATGCTGTAACCAATGCACTACCAGCATTCTTAACGTGTGGTTCAGCAGCTTTAAGGGCAACAGCAGCTAAAGGATTCGCTTTTATCATTGTCTTTGTTGTATTCTTTACGAATCCACCAAGACTTCTACTAGGTATATGTAAATTATATACTGGTGGATTTACAATAGGACCACCTTTAGAGAATCCAGGTACCTTATATCCACCTGCTTTTGCTTGACTTATTCTACGTGAAGTTAAACCAGGATCTCTTCTTGTATGTGGAGTATCAAATGGTATGACAAATCCACCTGATGATCTCCTAGCAACATACTCTGTACCGTGACCAATGAAATCAATACCTTTACCAGACATTGATACAGGATAACCTGACTGGGGACCGTGTATCCATCCACCCTTACTGAACTGTGGTATCTTCAGTGTTGGTAGATTTGGATAAGGTACCATCTTAGGTGCTTGTACAACACCACCTATAGATTTACCTTCTGCTTTATCCTGTTCTGCCTTAACACCTTCTATTTCTTGCTTAGAAGGTATCATCTTAAGAAGTTTTGTCAGACCTTTGAACAGTAAGATCAAAGGAGCAAACGCAACCTTTCCTATAATATTACCAATCTCCATTATCTTAGGCAGATGTGGTTTAATAAAGTCCACTGCCTTGTCTATTGCTGGTCCTAATGCTTTAAAGAAGTCTTGGACAGCAGCCATAATGGGTTCCATTATCTTGTTAACAAACTCCATTACCTGATTAAAGATCACCTTGATCTTCTCAAATGTTTCCTGTACAACTGGACCTAAGAACTTACCAGCGTGCTTACCTAAGAATCCACCTAAAGCACTACCAATTAGACCACCAATTGGTCCTAAGAACTTAGCACCAATCTCACCACCAGCGATAGAACCTACAGTAGCACCAGTGGAACCACCTATAGCAGCAGCCTGTCTATCCTCTTCAGGTATAGACTCATCTTGACTAATTTCTTGATATGCTGCTACACCTTGTCCAAGTGCTAAACCAAATCTTCCGAGTCTGTTCCCTCCTAGGAACTTACCCATATTAAGGATACCCTTACCAACTGCACCAAGAATACTAGTAAAGTTTTTAATAGTACCAAGAGGATTAGTTAAGAATCCTAAGCCTAATAATCCTAGACCTGCTGCACCTAATAATTTGGCTGCACCCTCCAACCTTTGCATAAAGGTCTTGCCTTCACCAAAAGTTTTATCCCACGAGTCTCCTATAAATTTCGCAATACTTGTAAACGTATCTACCATCCATTTAAGGAAAGCACCAACACGTTTAACTATCTTTTGTATTTTCTCTCTATTCTTTTCATCTGACAACCAATTCAAGGCACCGAATAGAGCAAGTTGCTTGAACATCTTCCATAGATGTCCTAAGAAACCTATTCCACCCTTAGCGATATTCTTAATGACCTTGCCAGCACCACCATCTTGATCTTTAGCTTCAAGATCATTCTCCCTTGACTGGTCTGCTATTAACTGTGCATTCCTTCTAGCATCTTCTGCCTGTTCAATCTGATTATTACGTATCCCCTTCATCATCACACCAAGACTATTAACCGTAGCACCTAACGAGTTAATTGCAGTAATAGTTGATGTGAAATTTGTACCAGCAATAGTCTTATTGCCAACTATGACAGCAGTATCATCCTTTGGGGGAGTAACATACTTATAAAATCTAATTGTTTTTGATACTGTCTTAGCCATTAACTACTTACCTCAGCTGAGTGAGTCTTGTGGACAACTTGAATGTTCTGTCCACCACGAACGGTTCTAATAACATCTCTAACAACAGGTTGCATAATAATCCTAGTTTTAATACAAACATCAGTGAGATCATCACTAGCAGCTTGTTCGGATCTATCCTTCAGCTCACTATTTATCTGACCCCTAACGCTTGTAAGGATATTTTTAGCACCATCAAGAGTACTTCCACGTCCATCAAAATCGGTAAGACCCATAGTCATACCATCCATCATTCCAAATAACCACCTCTTAACAGTCTCCTTATCTCCTGGTGGTGCTGGTTTGATGGTAACTTGACCACCAGCAGACTTACCTTCAGATTGCTTTGTTTTTTGCTTCTCAACTTCGTCTTTTTTCAGTTCCTCTAATTCCTTCTTACGCTCCGCCCACTTTTCCTCAGACTTCTTAATCATCTTCGGCCAATGATTAATCTTTTTCTCTAAAGTGGTTCCCCATCCTTCACCCCAACTACCCCTAATGGCCAATCCAGGCATTCCACCTGGTGTCCAAGGCCAGAACCCATCAACACCTGGCCACCAGAACCTAGACTTATTTACTTTATCTAATTCTTCACCTTTATTAAGTCTTTCCTGTCTACGTTCCTTTAAATATTCAAATTCTTTCTTTAAAGCAGCAGTTTGTTTCTCAGAATCCTTTATCCATACCTTTTGTTTCTGTATAGCAGAAGCCCAAGGATTGAACTTAGTTATAGTATCTACTGCTGAAGAGGCAAGTTTCTTAACTGCACCACCAATCTTCTTCGCTATCTCCCAAGCCATCTTAAGGAATCCAACGAGACGATCAATAGCAACCTTCATCTCCTCACTATTAAGCCACTCAGTCAATTTCTTGACTGCACTATCAAAAATAGGTTTGAGGAAATCAACTATTTGCTGAATAACTGGCATCAGAGCTCCAAAGAACTCTGTTATCGGACCTGCTAACGGTTCAAACAGTGACTTCAGCACTGGGAACATTATTTCAACAAAATATCTCTTCAACGGTGCAAATATAGGTGTCATTGCTTCACCTAAGAATGCACCAATCTTATCTCCTATAAAACCACCAATTAAATTACCAACCAAAGGTGCAAATGGACCTAAGATCGGTGTTAAGAACGCTGTTAATGCAACACCACCAATAGTAGCACCTATACCACCACCTGCTGCTTTCTGTACACTATCTCCTGCATTCAATCTACCAGCAAAAGATGATATACCTGCAACAGCACTAAATCCACCTCTTGCACCAAACTTATTAAGACCACCCATTACTCTTCTACCACCAGTGGCAAGGGTTCTTCTAGTACCTTGCACCAATCTGCCAGAACGAACCTTCATCCTACGACCTAGGTTACGTCTGAACCTACGTCCTCTTTCCATAGTTTTGGGGAACCTCTTATTACCAGCAGCTCCAGCAGCATCTAAAAACTTCTTAAATCTAGCTGCATCACCTATTAATTTCCAAGGTTGTAATATCCTACTCGCTAACGTTAATGCACCAATACCACCTATTAACTTCAATGCACCCATTATGATGCTATCTTCTGCGAAAGCATCCATAATCCAATTCACACCAGTCATTGTGACTTTAAAGAAAGTCCCTAACCACGTTTTAATAACTGGTATCGTATTTTTTATAAAATTCGCATTATCAGGGTTAGATAAGAAGGTTAAAATTGCCCACTTAGCAACCACACTACCTATCCACATAAATGGGGATAATAGTTTCTGTATCCAAGTCTGAGATTTCTTAGCAACACCTGATTTCTCTGCTTCTTCTGCTACCTCATCCTGAACATCCTTTTCAAGCTTATCTTCTCTTGCTTTATCTGCTGCTAAATTTGCCCTATCTTTTTGATCTTCAATAATTGCAAGTTTGGTATCAAACCACCCCTGCATTATCGCTCCAATATCGCTGACGACAAAACCAAGTCTGTTAATACTTGTAGTTAATGCTGCATTAGGATCCTTGCGAATACTGCCTGTCGTTTTCGCTGGTAGGAATTTTCTTAACTTTAACTGTGTCGCCATTTATAGAGGTGCACTTTGACCTGCTGCTCGTTTCTGTCTCTGCTCTTCTTCTCTAAGGAATCGAACCAAGAGATTCACATAAACATCCCTCTCCCACGGAATCATATTTTCAAGTTCTGTAAGACTATACTTATGATGTTGCATCAAAGCAAAGTTAGTCTCATATAGATTCATCAGTGTGTCGTGGGCTAGGGCTACTCGAAAAAAGCTGCGAGACCCTCAAGGGTTATTGTACTTGTCACTTCTGTCTTAGGATTGAATATTTCAATGTCGTGAGACAGTTTAGGCATAGTTTCAAAGAATTTTTGAACATCTTGGAACTGTTGTGAGTTCATACCTTCAAAGAATTCTACTAGTTCTGCCTTCTTATAATCTTTTGAATCGTGAAGTTCATCACCCTCAGCGATTGTATCAGTACAATCTGCTGCTAGTTTAAAGACATCATCTATACCAGGATTCTCAGTGAGGTTACTCTTAACGAACACGTCCAATGAAGGATATTTCATCGTTAATGTAACATCGTCAGTAAGCTTAATGATATTAGTATGGTCACCTGGGATAACCACTTCAACTTCATCCAAGTTCACTTCAACATCGACCTGAGTTTTCTCATCATCTGGACAAGTTAATTTGAATTCACTAACTTCTCCTACGGACTTACCACGAATTTTAAGGAACAGATACTCAATATCAAAAGTAGCAAGAGTATTGATATTTTTAATATCAGTACAAGCTTTAATGATCTCTTTCACTGCTTTAATCATCTCCTTTTGGTTCTGGGTTTCCATAGCCATATAAAGGAGTTTTTCTTCACGGACTAAAAAAGGTCGATAAGTGACCTTCTGACCTCGTGGTAACACGCAGTCGTAAGTCGGAATGCTCAGTTTTGGTAAAGGCATTTTGTAAGGGGGTTACAATTCAGTTATATCTATTTAGACCCCAAAATCAGTATGATCGTAGCGTGTTCTTCCTACAGATAAGTCTAATAGCTGACTGACCTTATTAAAATCATTAACTACTACATCCTGAGTCCAATCACCTTGATTCTTAACTTTAGTTGTAAATCTATATCTCTCGTATTTAAACTGTACATCCAATTTCATCACTCCTCCTTGAGCATTCCCATATTCCTGAGTACCCATATTATAAGGATATACTTTAACAAATTGGTATACACCTACTGCTTTATTAAGTCTTGAATGAAAATCTACACCTTCCTTTCTTACAGATGATATAAGATTTGAACCACGTTCCCACTTTTTAATATACACATTAGTTGTATAGTCATCATAGAACCCAACTCTATTTTCTGAGTCTGGTGCCATCTTATTCATCCACTTTTCAAATAGTTCTCTATGAAACTGATCTTTAGTGACTAGGAATGATATTGATAGTTCGTTTGCTGTTTGACCTGTTGCATATGTCCTTGTAACACCAAAATTCTTTATGTCTCCTGTGGTGACATTACGTGATGGAATAGTTACTTCATCAGCAAAATAGTTAATTGCTTCATAATATTTTCTAGGATTCAACTGAAAACCAGGTAGAAACTTGATAATAGCAGGAAATCCAAATTCAACCGAATAAAGATTACCCAAGGCAGGTTCCATTGCACCTGTCTTAACTAAATCTTGGAATACCGTAAATGAGTTCGGGGCTGGCATTAGAATATTACTCTGGTGGGTATCGGGATATCACGCCCGTTTATCGTGACTACAAATTGCTCAGAGGGAATCAATCCAATGTCATCCCACTCAGATTCTGGCACGCTTAATAGAGGACTTAATACATTCCTCCGCAGGTATTTATGTATAGTCTGAGGTGGTGCTTCTATAGAAAAACCTGCCCTTCTAGCAGCAGGTGGTAAATAATGTACGTTTGACCCCCAAAAATGGGTGGAATCTTCACCCCAAATATAAACCATAGGATACTTATCCCATTTTTCCATCTGTTCACCAAATTCTGCTCTATAGTTAAAAGTAGCAGCAGATCCAGTCAAAGGACCATCAACACCTTGCAATCCAAAGAAAAGCTGATTCCTCCACCAAGAAGATGCTTGTGCTTTACCTCCTGCTAAATCTCTTATATCTTCGAATAGACTCATACCTTTAATTCGTGTTCTGTTAATATCACAAATTCCATTCCTCTATCCTTACAATACTCACTAGCTGCTTTCCACTTTGCTTTGTTGACACCCCAAGTGGCAATCTCTTTTAGAAGCTTCTTAGTTTTCCTCCCGCGTTTCGGTGGTGTAGTCTGAGCATAAGGTTTGATCTCAATGAGTCTCTTTGAGCATCCACCGTCTCTGTTCTTCGACTTAACATAAAAGTCAGGGAAATAACGGTGAATACGGCGATCCAAGGGACTGCGATATGGAACAATAATTTCTTCACTTCCCCACTCCACAACGTTTACATTCTGATCACACCATAGCATAAATTTCTTCTCCCAGCCAGATCTATAAATAATGTTTGTAGGATCCCCTTTGTATTTGCCAGGATGTCTTGGTTTGAATCTACCCTGATGTAATTTATGGGCCATAATGTCATTACCACCTCTTGAGAGAATAAACGAGTTTTTACACACGTTCCTTCCTGGTTATAACACTCCTAGTCCTCCTGGTAACAGAAGTAATACTTCACCTTTGGTATATCCAAGGGAATTACCTGAGCAAGTAGCACCTTCCAGAAAAGGGAACGACCATCACGATACGTTTGATACACAGTACGTGGATTATTTACGTATCCAAATCTATAGAACACAAGGTTCTGATGGTGCTAACCCATATACTTGGGCTGGTGCAGGTGCGTCTGGGTTCAATGAACCCTTCGCTGGTCAAAGAGAAAGGAACGCTATAGCTAAAACTATTTATCTTTACCTCCCTGCTGGTTTAAACGAAAGATATTCAACAGATTATAATACAACTACTTTAGGACCAGCTGGTGTTGCTGCTGGTGGTGCGTTGAACGAATTGGTTAATACTGGTGGATTAACTAATGAATCAGCAACTAAAACACTAATGGGTGCTGCTGGTACAGCAAAACCACAATTAGTAATGAACACTGCTGCAAGTGCATTAGGTGCTGTTAATAGTGCATTAGGTGCAGATAGTAATATAAGTGGTGATGAACTAAGTGCAATAGCAAGTAAGAAAATATTCAACCCATACCAAGAAGTTACTTTCCGTGGTGTACAGTATCGTACCCATTCATTTACATTTAAAATGTCACCACGTAACCCTTCTGAAGCACAGGAGTGTTACCAGATCATTTCACATCTAAGAAACGCAATGCTGCCTAGTTACAGCAGTGGATCTTCTGATGAATGGAGTAGTGATGCTGCTGCTATGGCATTTGGTACTGGTGGTGGTAGTTTTGGTGGTGCCAGATACTTGAATATACCTGATATTATGCGTCTAGCATTGATGCGTGTTGAAGCAAAACTAGATGATGATGGTAACTGGAGTACAGACGCATCAAGACCAACAGGTCTATCCAAACTAATAAGATATCCTACAAAATGTGTACTTTCCAATCTTGAGGTAGATGCTACACCAGATGGACAGTACAATTCACTGAAAAATGCTATTGATAATGAAGAGGACTATGGTCCTGCTGCTATGAACGTTACTCTGGAATTCCAAGAAACATCCTTCGTTACAAGAGAGATGGTTCGAGATCCAGCATCAAGAACACAAAACAATAGACCAAATATGACACCGTTCGAAGCATTTAGGAGTATTGCATAATGGCATATTTTAAGTACCTACCTAAAGTCTACGTCCGTAATAGAACTATCCAAGCAGGTGTTCATCCCTATGAACTCTGTAGGAATATCTTTCGTAGAATCAAAATCAAAGACAGTCTTCAAGGTTCACTCCTAGGTTTTGTACAGTATGAAATAGAAGAAGGTGAAAGACCAGATCAAGTTGCACGTAAGTTCTATGGTGACTCAGGTCTTGACTGGATTGTTCTCCTTGTGAACAACATCATCAACGTGTATGATGATTGGCCAATGACACGTATGGACGTATATAATCACGTTACTAATAGATTCGGTGACGTTGATGCTGTGTCCCACTGGGTATCTACTGATATATTTGCTACTAATGGAGATTTGGTTCTTAAGGAAGGAAATATAGTAAACGAATCCTTCCAGTACACTAGATCAGATGGTACTATCGTACCTAAAGAGGATTGCCGTAGAAAAGTGACTCATTTTGAAGTCGCTATGGCAGAGAATGAACAGAAAAGAAATATATACCTGCTTCGTGAAGAATATGTAAGTGATTTCATTAATGAATTCAAGCGTCTATGTCGTTACCTTCCACACGGTGAAATTGATGAGGATGGTAATAAGAAGACAGAAACATCGATTGCTGAAGAATTCGTCGGAATTTCTAGCTACAGAAAACCCAGTCAAAGCACTGCTTCAACTGGGTCTGCGTCTGGTAGCGGTTCTTCTACCGCTTTGATTGCTTCAGGCAGTCAGAATGTGACTTAGAAGCACCAGTTTTCATCCTTATAGAAGTAACACGGTGTACCGTGATGATTCCACCTGTTTGGTCGGAATACTGGTACCCTTTCATAATAAGGTGACCAGTTACGATGATGGTGATGACAGTAACTGTGATCACAGTCATCATATCGTTTCCAAGCACGACGCTTTTTCTTAACAGGGGTATACCAACAATTCCATCCGTGGTAGTAGTCCTTCACGCAATGTGAAGGTTCTACTTCAAATCCGTCACTTGTTCTAGGTCCAGCCATTGCTGGCTGGCAGCATAGAAGTGCTATAGCAGCAATGGCAAAACGCTTCATAATTAACCTTAGTCTTCGTTAGCTAGTTTAGCAAAGTAAGACAGCGCATCATCGTCTCCTGTGGCAGTTTCTGCTTTGTCCACTAATTTAGCAAAATCAGTGGTTTCTACAGTAGCACGACCTTCGCTAAGATCCTCAAGTTCAGACTCTACAGTCTCACGGTCAACACGTGGTGCTGCACCGAGAACTGCCTTCAACCTTGCTTCAAGTTCCTCATAGGTCTTGAATTCGGATGGTGCAGTAAATTCTGCTAAATCGTGTTCTTGATTGTAGATCTCTTCAAGTCTGTCATTATCAAATCCACCTAGAACACCAGGTGTAGTAAAGACAGAATCATCATAATTCCAAAAACCTGCAACCTGCTTAATCTTCAATTTGAAGTCAGCACCCTTCCATAGATCGAAGGGGTTGAATGCGGGTTCTGGATCGTAGTCGTTTTCGTTGGGCTGCATCTTAGCAACGATCTTGTCATAGATACGCTTACCGTACTTATACAAGAATACTTTTCCTTCATTTTCAGGATTAATAGGATCCTTGACTACGTAGATATTACTGTAGTAAGAAAGCTTACGCTTCTGCTTACGTGCAGTGTCCTTATCTGCCTCGCTACCAGAATTCCATAAAGAGGAATTTAGTGCTGAGACTGGATCCTTCTGACCTAGGGTGGTTAGAGAGTTCTCTATGTACCAACCTCCTGGACCTTGAAAAGCGTGACTCCATACCTGTGCCCAAGGTAGTTCCCCACCCTCGACTTCTGGAAGGAATCGGATAACGGCAAAACCGTTACCTGCCTTATCAACTGCTGGCTTCCAAAATCGATCATCGACTTTGCGACCGCCGCTGGTCATCTTTTCGATCTCTTTAGTAAGTTTCGAGAACTTACCAGATCTGCTTTTTAAGTCTGCAAATGACATAGTATTTTGTAAATGTAGATTGTGTATTTTGTACTACCCATAAAGGGTAACATACTATTTATGCTTTGTCAAGCTGCTTTCTGAACTGTCTTAACTGTTCCTCCATATCGGTAAGAACACCATCGATGTTCCTTCCATTAGAGTAAACCTTGGACATTTCATCTATTTTCAACTTGATTGCCAGTGCTTCTTCATCCTCGTGAGACATCAAGCACAGTCTAGCATAAAAAACTTTTTGTTTGGCGATGAGCATCATAGTTTTCTCTAAATGCTCTAATTTCGTCTCATCGTCCATTGTTGGGAATTTAGTAGATAGACGAGCTAAGTCCATATACAGTTTTTCCATTTCTTTGATCTCGTCTTTGACTTGATCAGATTCGTAGAATCTATCGGTCATATTGGTAGAACCCCTCTACTGGTACGTTTAACATAGTTTAACTCTTGGGCATTAAACTTAATTTTGTCCTTCAAAGGTTTTGAGATGAGTTTATTGACAGTATCGACCTCGATCTCCAGGTCATCGCAGACTACGATAACCGCATCGATGTAGTTCACCAAGCCGTCACTGTTTTTGACCACCTCCTCTACCATAGCAGAGAATTTCGCTTGTGTCATAAATTTTTCCTTAAAATCTTTCATTTAATGGATTCCATATACTCGTCAATGTACTCAAGTAGGAGATTGTAGTATTTTTCAAGGTCATATTCCTCAAAAACTTGAACTTGACCATCTTCTACTGCTACTAAGGTGACGATTTTTTTAACTTGAATGCCGCAACGTTCATAATACATTACAGCATATGCAGTCTCTTGAACAAGATAATTTTCAATCCATTCAAACTTTTTTGCTCTTGTTGATGTTTTAAAGTCAATAACGGCTAGTTCACCGTCAAACTCTGCTATACAATCAACTCTTCCTGCCAGACGAAGTGTATCTGAGTAGAGAGGAGCCTCAAGACAATGAATATTATCAATGCGATGAATATCCTTTTTTGCCGATCTGAATAACATTTCAGCAAGGACGCTCTTTGCAGCATTTGTGAATTCAACCTTCTCGTTCTTCAAGTATGATTCTACCATACTATGAAACTTTTCGCCACGTGTTGATGCTGCGTTACATATACGATTCGCTGTTTCCTCTCCTACCTTCGCTCTCCACTTGTTGATACTATCCTTCTTACGTATTCCTGTGACTGTAGTTACAGAAGGATACCAGATTTGCTTTTCATTTTCTTCACGAATTTTGTAAACACGACCTTTATCCTTTGTAACACCTCTGAGATCATTTAACTCAACAGGTGTACCTACAGTAGTGAACATAATTTAGAGTCCAGAGTTGATTTTGGCAATAAGGTACTCTTTTACGAGTCCTGATCTAACGATGTCATCGATACCAAACTCAACACAGTCGAATGATGGCATAGAGTACAGGATCTTCATAAAGTCAAGAATTCCCGTTCTATCATTAGCTTTGATTAGGTCAGTCTGTGCAGCATCACCTGAGAAGATGATTCGACAGTTTTGACCTATACGGGTAATTATACTATCTAACTCGTGAAAATTCAAGTTACTGAACTCGTCAACAATGATAACAGCGTTATCAAATGTCGTACCACGTATAAAACTGGTAGACCAAAAAGATATAGTCTCCTGTGCCTTCAGATTCTCATACAGCATATTAAATGCAACATCATCTGGCATCTCAAACATATACTTAACCATATTCTTATATGGTATCTGATAGAGGTTTGACTTATCTTCGTGATCTCCTGGTAAAAATCCTATTTCTCTTGTAGGTACTAGAGAACGAACCATATAAACCTTATCATATGGGTTTCCTTCATCCAATACCTGCTGTAGTGCTAGGTAAAGACTGATAAAAGTTTTACCAGTACCAGCAGCACCGTGTAAAACTAAATGTTTTCCCTCAGAGTATGACTTGAAAACTCTCTCTTGATTAGTGGTCAGAGGTTCTATAACTTTGAGATGATCTATACCTATCGGTTTCTTTCTTCTTATTTGCTTCTGCGTCATACCTGTTGTTGTGGGAGCCTTACGTTTTTTGACTGGCATTATGTAAAACGAGAGAGGTTTGCACGGGGATGTGAATCCTGAATCTTAGACATTACGTCCTTGAATCCATCAGATTGTTTAGGTTTACCGTACATATGATGGGGAACTTGATTACCGAAGTAACGTTCTAGTTCAGGGTGTTCGTCTTTGTATTTATCGAGATCGTGCATAGACATACGCACATCTTCGATAATTTCACCTGTTTCTTTGTTGATAAAGTCGTAAGTAGGCATAATTTCAGGGCATTAATCGATTCTTAGGCAAGGTTGGATTTCATCCCACCCATCAGGGTATTCCTTCTTGTACTGGCAATCGCAATCGTCATCTTGCTCTGCCTCTGGACACCATCCAAGTGCTTTGGAAATGATGGGGAAGTTACATATGAAATGACGCTGACATAGTTCAGCAATCTGCATATGTTCCTTCTGTGTACCGTGTCCCGTACGTAAATTTATATAGTGCATCCAACTACGAGCACTACCTGTCATATACAAACGAGTTGGTGTTGCTAACGGGAGAACAAATCTCGCACATTCCTTCGCAATACCCTCACGTATGAGTTCATCGTATAAGTCCACTCATTCAGCGAAGTAACGAGAGATCTTCTTCTTGAGGAACGTCGTCTGTTTTTCATCGAGATCATCTATAGAATTCTGTCTGTTCTTTTTATCCTGTCTTCTTAATGCTGGTGGTTCTATAGTAGTTGCTAGTAGTTCAGTGTTAGCATATCTCTGACTGAACTCTTGAAATGTAAAACTTCTATG